GCAGGAGGTGCCATAGGTTGCTCTCTATTTGCTATTTCTGCTACCTGTATTTTAGTATCTCTATCAAGTTGCAGGTTCATATTTTTATCAAGTCTCTCCTGCTCTTTCAAAGATATTTCTGCCTGTCTTAGTTCTTGCTCTGCTTGACTTTGTGCAGCTTCAAGCTCTTGCATAGACTTTTCTGCCTTTTTGATCTGATCTTTCATCATAACAAAGTTTTCAGAATCAACTATATCTGCTACTGTACTTGCAGGTGTACCATTTTGTAACATACCCATACCGAACTCTCTCATAAGATTCAGTTTTTCAAGTTCTTTAGTAGCATCCGATACAAATATTCCTAGATCAGACTCAAGATAAGGGAGAGGGTCAATTGCAAAGAACTCTGTAGTACCATCAGGCATTACATATTGAGCTTCTTTACCGTTTATCCATGCTTCTTTAGAGTAGTCTAGCAATGCTTGTAAATCTCTTTGTTCTACCCCTGCAAATTTTCTGTACAAATCTTCAGTTGTGTGCGCACTCTGTACAATTGCCTGCTGACTTGTAGCTTTACCATCATATTGAGACATCCCCCCTAATCTCTGACGGTTTACCCCGGATACCTTCTCCCACTCTATTTGAATAGAGTTAAGAAGCTCTATATACATACCCATGGTTTTCATGGATAGATCAAGTACAGATTGATGTTGTGGACTCAGTTTTACTCCTTCTTTGTTGTAGTCTATCCATGCAATACCTGTACCTTCTACATAGTACATAAATTTATCCATATCCCATTTTTTAGGGATCATGTTTATATCCAGTTGTGCAATAATATCTTTAGACCTAGCTATAGCTAACTCTAGTCGATATTTATACACATTATAGTTTAGCTGATAAGGTATACCAAGCATTACTAAAGAAATGTTATTGGTATTTATATCAGAGTATTTACGTCCGTTTATAGGGAGTTTATTCTTAGAAGGATTGTTGATAGAGCTTCTTTGATTGTCGCAAGGACGCATAGCTATATAAATATCCTCCCCTATACATACTCCTTGGTAAGCAAGGTTATGCCACTCCCACTGCAGTTTAGCACCAAGCTCTTTAAGTTCCAATGGTAGTCTATAACCATCTTCTACCTCAAACATCTCTATATCTCCTGTTTCAGGATCAAAGTAGGATACAAACCCTATTCTTTGCATAGACTGCCAATACAGAATACGGACTTGAACAAGCCTATCTCTAAGTTCGTCCTGTCTATTCATGTATGTAGCATCATATATAAAGCTACCTGACCCTGTACTTTGAAATACTTGGTCTATTTGATCTGGTGTAAGTTCTCTACCGTAAGCTTCTACTACTGAAGATGGATGCATGTATTTGGTTACCATTGCCCAGTCTCCATCTTCTACGTAATCTAGGTCAGGATCAAGATCATAATCTACATCCAAAGGATTCAATACTTCGTAAAATACACTATCGTTTCTTACTCCTCTCTCTGTATAGCATTCTCCGGATACAAGAAAATGAAACCATGCCTTTTGCAGTTTTTCAGATACTTTACAATCCTGCATGATATAATTCATACCTTTTTGTCCCAGGATTGCTCTTGTATCTGTATAACTCCTTTCAAACATTCTTGCTAGTTCTTCAGGGAGTTGAACTTCTTCTGTAGGTACACCTGTATCCATACCCATAGTATTCAGCTCATTTACAAACATCTGTTTCATAGCTCCCAGAACAAGCTCTTTCTTTTCTTCCTCCATACGGGAAACGGAGTCCGAATTTTGTACGGTCACTGAGTAGTTCAATGGTCTTTTAGCTTTTTCCCCTAGAAGTAGGTCTACGATAGGTTTGATAAGGGGGTAGTTGCGCATTTTTGAAGGGAAGTTCTTACGGGCTTTGCCATAAGGTTGCACAACATAGCGATAGTCATCATCATGAATAACACCATTGTAGTAATCATACAATTTTCGGAGCTCCTCTTTCCTGTTTGTTCTCCCGTACTCAGCTAAAGAAAAATAGGCCTCCATAGTATTGATGGCCCATTCCTTCGTTTTTCTAGACTGAGGGATACGTTGATTTGGTATTTCGCTGTACATTACTACAAAATTACTGTTTACGATTCATAGCTATGAATATAGCTTAATTTTTAGGATGTATATATAATAGCACACTAACCATACTGTTTATCGAACCAATCGTCTACTGACCTATCTCCTATAACCTCTGATACTTCTGAGTTATAAAGTTCTTGTGAGTGGTACATTCCTATCATAAACGCCATTACTCTATCGAAGTTTCCTTTGTGATTGAACTTTATAAGTTCTTGAAGTAATGCGAGATCATAGATTCTGTGCACATTATACAATTGATTTCCATCTATATCTTTACCTCTAGGAGTCTGTAGCCAATCTCGTATGTATAACTCTCCTTGCCGTTTACGTGCTTCAGTCATGTGCATACCATAGTTACGTTTTACAGTTCTAGACTGCAGTTCTTTCTTTTGCAGCATTTCAAACTCTTCTTGTAAGAAGTGTAGTTTCCTAAATCTTTTAGCAAAACCTATTACATCACCACGGTCATTTTCAAAACCTATCTTAGCATTATAATACTGTGCAAGTAAAAACATAGTATTGTTATAATCGTCTTGAGAATTAGGTCTACCTACATAAGATGCTACGATTATATCGTCGGGTTTAGAAACATTATTTACCCTCTTAATAACATATGCAGCTCCTAACGATCTTGAATCACTTGATTGATTTTGACCGTAGGGGTCATGACATAGAAAGTACATAAGGTTAGGGACTTTGCCTTCTACAGTGTAAGGAGTTTCATATACTACAACAGATCCTTTTATATCATCTCCTTTTCTATGTGGATACTTAACTATCGGTTTAGCATCTCCGTCTGGTCTAAATACTGCTTCACCTTTTGTACCTAGAGTAAGATTGCCGGCTGTACCAAGTACATGCAATGCTTTTGCACGAACCTTATTATACTGCTCCTGTAACATAGCAAGATCGAACAGATTACTTGATACCTGCAGTGTAGCTTCTGCAGGACAAAAAGGATGTTCAGCTAGGTATTGATCGTACGCACTTGCATCATTACCCCCTCTTTTCTTTTCTCTTTCGTTTGCTTCAAACTCTTTAGCTTCCTCTATAAGTGAGTTTCCGTCATCATCTATAAAACCGTCTAAAATCTCATAGATAGGTACAAAATATCCGCATTTAGTCCCCTGGAGTCCTTCATCCCATTCGTTTTCAAACTCTAAGCAGTCATAGGTGTCAGGATGATAGAATAGTTCTTCTAATGCTTCAAATCCTTCTCCTTCTGTACCACCTGTACCAAAGGCTATCATAGTACCAAGAGTTTTAGAACCCTGTCGCATTGTAGGCATAGCCATACCCCATGCTTCTAATAGACCGGGGAATGCACCGGCCTCTTCAAAGAATATAAGTTCACCTGCTTTACCTCTTACTTTATCAGGGTCATCTTTTAAGGACACTCCTGCTATAGATGATTGTGTACCTGCTTCTATAAACTGCCCTCCTACTTTCTTTTTATAACCTGATGTTTTAGCCATAGCTGTATCTAACAGTCTAGGTTGGGTCCATGCAGTGTTACCGTCTATAAAGTTTACAATCTCCCAGGTCTTTGTAAGTATAGCGTCGACTCCTGTTAAGTATTCTTTCATACCCGCAAATACAAAGTTTTTAGAACCTTTCATAAGGAAGTAATTCCTTGCAAGCATAGATGCAGCTTTGTACGAGTAACCTTTACGACGTGCTTTTAGCACAACCATATGTTTATCCTCATTCCTGCATCTTTCCAGGTTTGTAAAATACTCGTAATCGTTATCGTAAAATCTAGGCCAATACTGTTTCCTTATAGGTCTTATTGTACCATCAGGAAGGACTTCATCTTTTACTACTTTGATTCTACAATAGTTAAGATAGAAATAGTGAAACCCTGAAATTTTTATATCTCCTTCAGGAGTTGTATATCCATATAGACATCTGTCTTTTTCTCTATCCCAAAAATCGTAGTATGCTTTAGTTCCTTTTGGTGCAGATGTATAAAATCCGTTCTTGTCAAAGTAGTTGGCTGCAGGAGATAGTCTATATGTATCTTTGAATTTACTCACTGTATCTATCTACTTGTACTCCACCCCATGTGTCACTTACTTCTGATTCTTTGCGTACTGCTTCTTCCAGATCCTTTAATCCGTTAGTAGTCTTCCCCATTGTTTCAAGAATACGTACATGTTTTGTGGGATCGTAGTCTTCATCTGTAATATCAATAGCTTCTAACCATTGTTTTAAAAATGCGATAGAACTTCTTGCAGCTTTAAGTAATGACATTGCAGATGTATCGTGTCTGTTATACTCTTCCATAGCTTCAGTCACATACTTGTCTACTTTGTACTTTTTACCGAACACTGCTTTGCATACTTCTTCGTGCTTTTGATTTTTATCATATGCACTGTAT